TTTATCTACTTCCGGCAGTTTATCTTCGACTTTGATCCATTTCATTTTGGCACCTCTGGTAAAGGCATCCAATGAGTAGGATCCCATTTAAAATAACACTCTCCTCCACATTCTATATATCCAGAAGATGAATATTTAGTTTCTTCTTCCCATTTTACCACATAGATTTTAGCGTCAGGAAAATTATCTTCTTGTTTTGGATCATAACACAAAAAAGGTTTTCCATCTTTTGGAGGTTCCTGATCCTCGACTTTTACCCAATCATTTTTCATTTCTTATAATCCTTCTTGTAAAACCCAGTTGCTTTAAAATGTATCCCTTCAATCACTTCTTGATCTGTTGGAAAGTTCATTTTAAGACTCCGACTTAAATATTGCGGAAAGCAAAATAATTAAAGCAGACAAATCATAATGCATTACGGGAGATGTCATAACGTGGATAGGAAGTCTCTCAATGTTTTTCAGGATAGATCCAGCTCGATAATATGATTTTTTTCCACACATAACTTTGTGTAAAGTTTCATCCATTTATAATCCGTGTCGTTTTTATTCGGTTATTTCAAATTTCATCCAATGAGTTATTTCATTCTCTGGAATGTATTCATCTTGTTTTGGATGCCACCATTTTGAAGGTAATTTGTTAGGGTATGCATGGACATATATTGCTTTAAATATATTTTCACCCTTCTTCACAAGAAATACGTCTGAAGATTCGGGTAAACGATGGTCACATGGTATCCATTTATCATGATCTATATGATGATCAATTTCGTTGATCTTGTCTTTTTTGAATAGTCTAATAACTTGTATTCTTCTTGGAATCATATCATATTCACATTATTTATTTTGTTCTTGCATTTTTTCACTCATGAAACCTCTAGTGTGATTATTACCTTAACATCGATTGGATCACCGTCAAAATTTGAAAGTGTATCTTTGATATATGATTTAATCAGCGGGTTATTTTCATCTACCTCAAACTTTTCGTATTCCAAGAATTTTTTTGTGAGTGTTTTTTCTTCGTCTTTTACAATAATCTTTATTTCCGCTACCATTTTTTAGGCCCGCATTTGTGATCTTTTCTATATCTGTAATCTTATTAACATCAATGACATACGAGTTTTTAATCTTTTTTGCCGGTATAATTTCTTTTCTGATAAAATAGTAAATCGCCTGTAATTTTATGGAGTATTTTTCAGAAAACATTTTTGTAGAAAGCAAGCCTTTTTCTGGATGATAAAGAAGCTTTCCGTTGTTTTTAATCATTTTTCGACTATACAGAGAATCTCTGTAATCAATCCAATCATCTAAGGTAAAGCACCACTGATTATTTATCTTCTCGGCTTTCAATCGATTATTCCTTATAGCCAAAAGAATACAGGTTGGCGTCAAGTTACACATTCTTGCCGCTCTTGAAATGGTTAAGATATGTTTGTCTGTCATTTAACAGCTGCTTTTTTTCATTTTTTTAGATTTTTCAATTATTTTGTCGTTCTTTTTGTCTAATTTAAGTAATTTCTTTTCTTTTTTTTCGACGTTTTTAGTGTCTTTAATCAAACTTTTGATTTTTTGTCCATTTTGTTTTCCTTTTGAGTTTAGATATTCTCTATTTTTTTTCTGATTTATGGCATTTTTTACAGAGAAAGCTTTTCTCCAAGGATGATTTTCTGAGGGCTTTTTCTTTTCGGGTGTATTCATATGTTTTATCGCATTTTTGACAATAATAAAAATTCAAATATATTTCAGTAAAATGAATATGATGTTCGCATACCAAGCATTTCATAAAGCTGCTGCTGGTATTGACAAATCGGTTTTGACGTCTGGATCAGCTCTTTGCGTTTCGTCCACAACATCCGAAGCACTCCCTTCTGTGTGAACCATCGTTATGCTGTAAGTGCATCCTGTTAAACTGGTTGCTAACACACCAACTAAAAAAGCCATGACAAAAACGGAAAACGTTATTTTTAACAACATGGATCACCTGGATTAGTATATTTTTCTAAAAACTCTATAAATTTTTTAAACCATTTCTTTATTAACATTTTTCTTCGATTTTCACCTCAACTGCGTATTGTTTGACCTTACCTTTTTTTTGAAAATATTTCCAAGTAATTTCTTTGCAATCATCAGCACGACCAGCTTGTTTAATTCCGGTAATTTCTGAAGCAACCTGGTCAGCTAAAAATTTAAGAGAACAAGGGAGGTTGTCGTGAGAATCAAGCATACGAGGCGCAATCCGTGTCATCGTTATCTCAACAGGAAGCTGCACATTAATTGAGTGATCTCTAAAAGCTTTCCTAACCATCCATTTTTGGGTTTTATGCCTGTTTGCTTTCTTTACCCAATGTTCTGATGAATTGGCTTCGCTAACCGTTTTTACGGGGATCTGAAATATTGTTGTTTTTGTCATAATTATTTTGTTTCATCCAAAAATTTCATCATGTTTTCCAAATCATAAGTTTTCCACCACCCTGGCCTATAAATGATGCTCAAATCATCAAACTGAATTAAACCCTCGTTTATCAAAATGATTTTTTTATTCATTATCCAATAATATTCAAGCCTTATCACCCATTCTTCTATGAAATATTTGAAGCTTCTTTTCTTGATCATAAACCTTTCATGTGCAATATTGAAATTGCATGTATTTCTTTGTATGGTTGTGTTTACGGCTCTGAAACAGGTTCAGGGTCGTTTTTATTTCTGATAGGCCTTCCTTTAATGTGCATGAAATGTTTACATGGCATTTCAATAAATGGGTTGTATAGCTGAAATTCGTTAGGAATAGCCATAAATCGATAGCATTCGTTTTTCTTTACACAGTCTTTGTTAGTGCAAAGCGTAATATCACACATTGTTAATCAGCCTCTTTATCACGTCATGCAAAGAAAGATTCTCGTTTTCCATCACGCTTCTTGTTAGCACAATCAAAGTATCCATGTCGGAATAAAGACAAGCTTCGTTCATGTAATCCTCATCATTCTTACAGAAACCGTCATATAAGGCGTTATCGTTAATCATAACCTCTACCTTGTCATTTAACTCAATGATCGCCCTTCTATGCTCGTTTATGTAAGAGCACATCCTTTTCGACAAAGATTCTATCCTGTCGATTTTGTCCGATAGCGATTTATAGCCATCAAAGATCATTTTATTTGTCACGTCGTTCATTGTATTCTCTTTTTTGCCTTTACGAAAGAATAATGAAAGCACATTTTTTTAATCGATTCTGTGCATCCTTCTTGATTAAATTTAATTTCAATTGGGTTTGTGCTTGCTCCTTGAGTCGGTATAAAATATATACAATCTTTATGTATTTGAACTTCACAACTTTTTGAAGTGTTTGATCTAAAGTAGTCTACGCAATAATCATATAAGTTATTTTTATGACTCGTCTTTGATGGCTTAGGCGGGATTTCTTGCTGACAATGCCACCTCATCTGCTGAATCTTAGAGTGAGTAGGCTTTTCTTTCTTGTTGAACTCAATAGCTAGCTTTACTCTCTCTTCAGGGAATGCTGCTAATATGAGTTTTTCTTCATCGTTCAGATCTTCTATCTCTTGAATGAAAGAAGGAACAACAACAACGGGGTTTGGGGCGGTAGCCCCTTGCTTGTTGTTGTTTCTTTGTATAGCTTGTTTCTTTGTATAGCTTGTTTCTTTATATATGTCCTGGTTTCTGGGATCCCTATTATTGGGATCCCAATTTCCAGGAAGTCGCAAACATTTTTTGAATTCCTCTTTGTATTCAAGAAATTTTTCAGTTTTACTGAGTTCAATTACTCGGGATTTACAATCTTCAACATCATCGAAAATTTCGTAAAATACTTTTCCAGGAAGATGTTTCATTGAGGGATTTTTATTTTCTTCTTTTATTCTTATGCATCTACCCGCTTCTATTAATTCATTGAAAAGTCTATAGATTTGATCTCTTCCACCTTTTCCTTCTTTCCATATTGTTTTTGGGTGAAATTCCCAATCTTCTGGCATCGAAAGACAATAAGTTAAAAGACCAAGAGCAGCCCAAGAAAGCTCATCTGACTGAGCTGATTTATTTGAAACGTGAGCAAATGCAGCTTTATGAGTTCTCATTCTTGTCATATAACCTCCTAAATGTTAATTACTATCGAGGAGGTGTTGCGAAGATATTTACCATATGGTAATATTTAGACAACACTTCGGGTTAGATAGTCGTGTTAATGAGAAACTAAGCGTCTAACTTAGTTCTCGGTAAACCGCAGCTAAACACTGCGGTTTTTCTTTTTTTATAAATCTTTCTTACATTACTCTTGAAAAGAAAAACTTTCCAGTAAAATGTTAAGAATATTTAAAGATCATTGATTATTAGACTCTTGAATCTTTTTGATTTTCACAATTTCATCTCTTATTTCAGATAGAAATTCTCCGTCAATACTGCAAAGTTGTGTATGATCATTAATGTGATCATTTAATCTTTGTATCTCTTTTAGATATTCGCACTCTCTAGATGTGTTGTAATAATTCGTAGCGCAAATCATTAATGTACATGCAATTATAACCCAATTCTTCATGATTTTAAACCTTATCTTTTTGAATTTCAGAAATTAGCGCACTGCCTTGGATTATATCTAATACATCCTCATCAAGTTTATCAAACAAAGATTCTTCCGAAGATTTAGTGTAATCCTCATTTGTCACATCAACTTTTCTGCTTTTATATCGCTTGTCATTTTCTTTGACCAAATCAATAGCTTTTAACTCGCCGTTCGTAAAATTCTCAATTTTTTTAGCTAATTTAACGCCAGCTGTTGCAGTTCCATTAACTATACATGACATATGAGTCCTGCTGTAGTCCATAATTTGACTAAATTCCTTTACTGTCATTCTCTTAAAAAAAAGATATTCTTTTAGATTCATTGTATTACCCATGTTTTATTTTTATATTTGGTTACATAATACAACGAGAGTGTATTTCTATGCACGTGAAAATAATCAATCAGTAAAACTTGACTGAAAATGTACGTTTGTGTTAAATTATGTACATAACGAAGCGCAAGTCTCCCGAATAGCCAAGGCTAAAAGGTTGTAGCGGTGCAAAGTTTAAGAGTACCACAGGTTTATAAGTTACAAGTAAGGAAAATATGAAAACAGATTTTGATGGTATCAAAGAAAAGCCCTTTAAAGAGGTGAATCTTTGTAAAAGATGCTACGAAATTAAAAATGAAATAAAAAAATCCAAAGAATTACTAGAAAAAGTAGAAAAAAACATCGAAAAATATAAAAAAGAAATGGATTGTAAAAGAAAATGAAAACAGATTTAGAGTTATTGATTGATACAGCTAAAACTTTATGCGATAGATTAGAGCAAGCAGCTAAAGAAGAACAGGAAATGTGCCAGGAATTGCAAGATGAATTTGAAATCATGTCATGGCAAGCATTCAAAATAATGGAAGAAATTAAACTTATAAAACAATTTAAAGAAATTCATGAGGAAGTGGTTTGAATATGACAAGTGTAACAAGATTCGTTAGAAACTCATTAATAAACATTCTTGAAGAAGAACAAATTGAATCATTTATGAAAATGAATATTAAAGACCAGATTTTAGGATTGAAAGTTTTTGCTGTCATGTCAAAAAATTTCGAAGCAATGAATCGTATTGAAGAGGTAGAAAGTTTCTTAAACTCATCACCAACAATGGATTAATTATGGAAGATGAAGAAATACAAAAATATGTTAATCAAGCGTTTGCTGAACAAATAATTCGAGGATATGAAGATCAATTATTAGGTGTTATGAAAGTTAGACAAGAAAAATATCCTTCCGAAATAAATGATAAAGAATGGTTAGATTTTACAAATTTTGTTTGTTCTAGAAGATGTAAAAATGTCAGAGATAAAAGAGAGGCAGCACAACAAAATATTGATCCCGATTATGTGAAAATGATTGGTGGAATTTCCGATGATTTAAAGGGGAAAGTATGAAAACAAACAGTAGGTTAACGATGTGGCCATTTTTTAGAAAAATTAAAGATAATGTTTCGAATCACAAGAAATTGTCAAAATATTCAAATGATGAATTAATGGAATTTATTAAAAATAATGAAACAACCGATTCAAATGTTTTAGCTTGCATATGCTCGGAAATATTAAGAAGGCAACACATGCATTATTTTATATCAAAATCAATGGACAAAATTGAAAAGGAGTAATCATGAATAACTACGAAGAAAACTACCAGGATTTTATAAATAATTTTTACGATTCAATGTCTTATCAAATGGAAGAACACAAAAAAAGATCCTTAAAAAAATTCTCTTTTATATCTGAAAGTGAAGATATACAAGAAAAATTCGTTAAAATGTTGATAGATGCTGAGGGAGAAGGATGCATATACGCAGAGGATTTTATGAGTTATTTTGATATAGAAAATATCGATAAATTTGCTGTTTTAGAAGATTTAGAATCATTTATTGAAGAATACAAAGAAAAAAAAGAAAATGAGGTTGATTATGAGTAACGAATTGGTAACGCAAGATGATTTTACAAAACAATTAATTGAATTAGACAAAATTCAAGACACATGCAAAAAGCTTTTGGCTACAAAACATTATCAGAGTTTAGGAGAAGCTGGAATACATGGAATCATTGCAAGAGCAAAAGGGTTGGGGATACACCCTTTTGAAGCTCTTAACGGGATGTTTTACAACGTGAATGGCAAAATCGGCATGAGCACTGAGACAATGGCCGCTCTTGTACGTAAACGAGGGCATTCAATCTCTAAAGACCCTAAATCTACGAATGAATGCGTTATCTTGCATGGACGAAGAGCTGATAGCGGTGACACATGGACATGCACATTTTCAAAAGAAGATGCTCAGAAAGCGGGTTTATGGGACGGCCCAACATGGAAGAAGTACCCTGGCGTGATGCTTTATAATCGTTGCATGTCTATGTTATTCAGACAGTTATTTCCCGACTTATCAATGGGCGCCGGATACGTAGAGGACGAGCTTAAAGAGATCGCTAAAGTTGATGAGTACAAGCTTCCTGTTACCGAATGCGAAGTTGTACAGCACACAGTTATTAAAGTGGATTCCCCTTCTATAGAGAATAAGGAAGAATTACTCATTAATCTAGGAAACATCCTGCAAGACTGCGGTGATGAATACGAAGATAAAATCCTGGCTCATTACAAGATTAAAAACATTGAGCTGATACCAGACGCTGACCTGATCAAGGTTACGCAAAAGGCACTAGCTTTTCGTGAATTGAAGATGAAACAACAAGAATCTCAAGGATAGAAAATGATTATTGAATGCGAAGAAAATCCATGGGAAATAATTGGAAATATTGGAGATCCATTTTTTTCAATTTGTGATGAAAGTTATGACGAAATTTATCGACATGATAATCACCCTCTAACATTAAGAATAATTGATTGTGAAAATAATCAAACGATTGATGTAACAGGTGAATCTATTGATGATACTAGAAGAATAGCAGAAAATTTAATAAAACTTCTTAATCAAGATTATTATAGACCTGGACATAGAGAAAAATAATTGAAAAAACAAGAAGCGCAAGGGTAGATGATGGAATTAACTGTTTTGTTATGGATTTTGGGCGGAGGATTTACAGGCACTTGGGGTCTATGTATATTTTTTATGAATCGCACTGATAATGCAATTAGTGAAATAAGAAACGAGGTTGATGAGATAAGACGTGAAAGAGAATATTTTCATAGTTGCATGAAAGATCATCACGGAAGATTGTGTGTTTTAGAAAATAATAAGGCTAAAAAAGATGAGTAAACTTATTCAAGGCTCTAGCGATTGGCTAGAGTTTCGCAAAACGAAAATAACTGGCACAGACGCCTCGGTTATAATTGGATGTAATCCATGGCGTACACCATATCAACTCTGGCGTCAAAAGATGGACTTAGACCCTCCAGAGGTTGAGAATGAAGCTATGCGAAGGGGAACCCTTCTTGAAGGTCCTGCACGTGAATGGTTCATTAAAGAGACACGAATCCATTGCGAACCCAAGGTTGTATTCAAAGACTTTATGATGGCTTCATTAGACGGTCTTTCTAGCGATCAAAGGTTTGTGGTTGAGATTAAATGCGGATCAAAGGCTTTTTCGCAAGCAGAGGCCGGAGAAATCAATCCAATGTATATTTGCCAAATGATGCATCAAATGCATTGCGCCGACGTTGATCAATGCTTATATGTCGCATTCAACGGAGAAAAAGGAATCATAATTCCAGTTGAAAGAGACCAAAACTTTATAAACGAAATGATTGAAAAAGAAAAGGAGTTCTACGAATGCTTAATTTCATTTACCCCTCCTCAAATGACAAAAGGAGATTATCAAGAAAAAAACGATTTGGAATGGAAAAATTTATGCGATCAATATCGAATTGCACAACAACAACTAAAACAAGCAGAAATTTTGGAGAAAAATTTAAAGGAACAACTCATTGCATTAGCTGGATCGCAACCTACGATGGGACACGGTATCAAACTATCAAAGATAGTGAAAAAAGGAGCTATCGATTATTCAGCAATACCCGAAATACAAGAATTGGATATTGAAAAATACAGGAAAAAACCAACAGAATATTGGAAAGTATATTTTTAATTGCAATTTATTGACTTTATTTGTGTGTTTTTTTATCATCTTCTTTTTTTAAAATTTATTGATACAAAAAACATAAAATCGAGTTTATATGGCGCAGTTATTTTTATTTGAAGAGAGTCAAGAAGATCGTTTGGAAAGAAAAATGAGGCAGCTAGAAGAAAAATACGAGATTCTTCGAAAAGGTCAATATGCTAAAATCACAAATCTACAAAAAGAAGTCAAAACGTTGATCGAGCAAATGGAGTTTTTGCAATCCAACATTGCAAAAAAAGGCTATTATTTATGAATAAGTGGATAAGTATAAAAAAACAAAAACCAAGCAGATCATCAACAGATTTATATCTAATAACGGATGGTGAGGATATAGGATGGTCATATTTTGGTTGTGATGATGAAGGGTGCGAACATGATAATTTTATCGGGGGTGATTGCGAAAGTTTTATTCAAGAAAACGTAACGCACTGGATGGAAATAAAATTACCGAATTTAAAGAAAGGAATTCCAAAAAGAATGAAATCATAAAAAATAATATTGAAAATAACTAAAGAGGAAAATACACAATGTCAACAGACGGAATTCAAATCAAAAAAATGTCGCACTTAAAAAAAGAAATTAAAAAAATAATTGAAGATGAAAAAACCACATATCCTCAAGAAATTTTTTATCACGAAGGATTTGAACACACAAAATACAAAATTACAATAGAAGTCATTGCGCAAGATTATTTTATTGATTCTAAAGGAGTTAAATGGATAAGAGAAATAAAATGAAAAAACAAACTTCCCTAAGGGAACAACTAGAAAAACGCGAGGAAAACATTTTTCTAGTTAAAATTATTTTTTTTATTTTTATTATTTTTAGTCTTTCATACACACACGCGTCATGCACACATATTTCAATGGAAAAAATGTGGTTTTATGACACATGGATCTGTAAAAAATGTGGGTATGACAATTACGAGCACATCAAACGATGCCCAATTTGCGGAACTAAAAAAGAAGGCGGATAACCTACTTAGGTTTTTCATTTGTTATCATTTCCGCAAACATCCCGATATTTCCCGCGTGATCAAATTGGATCAGCGGGTCTATCCAAATATCAAAACCACATTCTCTTGCACGACGGCAAAAAACATAATCTTCACCCCAAAATTCGCCGTCTCTAACTTCTGTTTCAAATAGGCAATGTCCCCATTCATCTTTTAGCTTTTCTGCTTTTGGCTGAAAATAAAGATGTGCAAAATGTTGTGTCATTTTTTCTAATACACATCTTTTCATAAGCATAAAACCAGCTGGGATATACTCCATTTTTAATAAAGATTTTCCATTGGTTTCCAATGCACCATCTTCTTTATGAACCCCTCTAAATAGAAATGTTTTTTCTCCCCTTGCAGGATATAAACCCGCAACAAAATCAACATCATGCTCTAACATTTTTAGAACAGCTATTGCAGGCCATCCTAAATCTGAGTCAATACAAAGCATATGAGTGCAGTCTGATTCAAGAAATGCTTTGTTTAGCCTATTTCTTTCTGCTATCAAAAGCGACCCACTACAATTAACAGATATTTTATACTCAATTCGATTTGTAGCTAATAACATACATGTTTCAGCCAAAGCAATTGTGTATTGTACGTGAGTTTTTCCATCAAAAGCAGGTGTTGCAATAAATATTTTCATGTTGCCTTAATGTATAATGATCGTTTGTAATTTGTTAACAATTCCGTTGTAATAGATAACCGCGCATCCGTTGGAACTTGAAATTGTGTAGCTGAATTATAAGGGTAATCTGTGTTAGATGTTTGTATAACACCCGCATTTCCACCTGACACAAAAACTGTTCCACCTGATATTAAAGATGAAATAGATGTAGATGGAGTTGACTGTAATTGAAAATTACTTAAATTTGTAGATGTATAAATACCAAATGAACCTCCAGCAACCATATATCCATTACCATAAGCTAAATAGGTAGCTGAACTAAATGGTACGCTTTGATTTGTCCATGATACAAGATTTGTAGATGTATAAATTCCATTTGCTCCAGCAAAATAACTACCAAATCCGTAAGATAATGAATTTATTGTTACGGATGTTCCTAAAGAATATGATGTAAATGTATATCCGTCAGTTGTTGTATAAATATTGCCAGCGGTTGCTCCCAAAATAAATTGAGAACCAAGAGTGTCATAATAAACAGAACTTACTGTTGTCAAATATGTTCCTGTTGGACTCCACGTTGTTCCATCAGTTGATGTTGTCACAAATCCCAACCCTCCTGCAACAAAAAGACTTCCATTATACGTTAAAGAATAAATAGCAGAAGTAGTACCAGAAGTTCTTGCGGTCCATGTTACGGCATCTGTGCTAGATGAAATTCCTCCACCTACAGTTCCGTAAACGTAAATACCAGATCCGTAGGTTAAACAAACTATACTAGAAGTAGTGCCAGAAGTTCTTGCAGTCCATGTTACGGCATCTGTGCTAGAAGCTAAAGCTCCTCCTACACCACCATAAACATATAAACCACCCCCATATGTCAATCCAAGAATAGATGAAGCTGTACCCGATGTTTGAGCTGTCCATGTTGTTCCATCCGTACTTGTTCCAAGCTTTCCTGCGTTTCCTCCATAAACAAATAAACCAGAATCATAAATAACTGAAAATATACTAGAAGTTGTTTGAGAAGTTCTTGCGGTCCATGTTATGGCATCTGTGCTAGAAGCAATAAAACCACCCCATCCACCAACTACATAAGCACTATTTCCATAAGCTAATGATGATAAGACAGTCGATGTCCCCGATGTTCTAGCTGTCCAGGTTATAGCATCGGTGCTTGTTGAAATACCTCCTCCTTGCGTACTATAAACATAGATCCCCCCTCCATATGTTAAACCAATAATAGCAGAAATTGTTCCTGTATTTTGACCATACCATGTTATAGCATCTGTAGATGTTGAAGAAATTCCTACACTGCCTACACAAACAAACTGTGAATTTAAATAACTTAACGCCATTCCACCATGCGGAATACCATTTAGAGTTACACCTGTAATTGGTTGTCTTGTTTGCCAAGACGTTCCATCAGTTGATGTTGTTATAAAATTTCCAGCACTTAAATATATTCCATTTCCATAAGCTTGAGCTATTCCATTTCCATTATTTGGTGGGTACCTTGTTGTCCATGTTATAGCATCTGTACTAGTTCTAATTCCTGAAATTACATATAGTCCGTTTCCATAAGTTAAAGATCCCACACTTCCAACACTTGCACTTCTCGCAGTCCATGTTATGGCATCTGTGCTAGAAGCTAAAGCTCCTCCTGCACCACCATAAACATATAAACCACCGCCATAAACCAAAGAAGTGATATTTGATGATGTTCCAGATGTTCTTTGTGTCCATATGGTTCCACCAGGATTCAATAACCCTAATCTAGAAAATAATGTAGGATATGTCGATTGCAAATGAATTGATCCATCGCATTTAAGCCAATTTTGATCCACATAAGAGGTGTCACTTCCACCAGTTGAATAATATTGAACCGCTCCTATCAAAGGGGCGTTATTGTTTATCGCATTAGCTTCGACCATGATTCCTTGCCTTCTTTTTTCAATCTTCTAGCTTCATTCATTTTTTCAATAACTTCTTTTGGCCTCGGAATTCCTTTATATTTATTTTTTACTCCTAAATTCCATCCGCCTTTTACATGCATATGTTCTCTGGAATGACATCCATGACATAATGTCAATCCATTATCAATATCAAATCTTAATTCAGGATAATCATCCCATTTTTTTATGTGATGAGTATGTAAACTGTCTAAAGAACCACATTTAACGCACTTCCATCCATCACGATCTTTTACTTTTGTTTGCCATTCAAGATAGGTAGAATTGAATCTTGATTCAAATGTTTTTTTTCTTGGTCCTTTTCTTCTTGCTGAGTTTTTACATTCTTTACAACGATACGTGAACCATTTCCTTTGTTTTACAAATTCTTTTAATTTTTTTTCTGTATTACAAAATCGACAAACCCTTTTTTCATCAGGATTTTGGATTTTTATTTTTCCAGAATTCCAAGATTTTTCACCTTTTTTAAATCGACCTAAATGTGGTTTTCCAGTTCTTCTTTTATCATTTACACAGTCTTTACATTGATTCCTATATTTACCAGTGTGTTTTACAAATTTTTCGATTTCTTTTTCTTTATTGCATATTGTGCAAATTTTATTCATGTTAACCTCCCTTTTTTAGGGATTATAACATACGGCAACGTTGCCGTCTACTCTTCCTTATATCAAGGTCCATGTCCCTTGCGTAGCAATTGAATTCCAAGTTTGAGTAGAAGCCCTATAAACCAATTGAAGAGAATCTCCTGTGGAATTTGACGAGGCAGAACCCGCCACACTTGAAGAATTAGACCCCACTTTTATTGTTTGTCCAGCTGCTGCTTGTATTGTTACAACTGATCCAGTGTCGGCGTAGATATCTATTTGATCACCTTGGGATCCCGAAGGTAAAGTTGCAGTCAAAGCAGCAGTGCAAAAGTAACCATTTCCGGAAGCAGCTGCAAATGATGTTGCTTCATCTGTCCATACACCAATTATTGATGTATTTGTTTGCAAAGTTATATTTGGAGTTGAAAATCCAACTACTATGGACGAATTTGGAGAAGTTATTGTCCCAACATTTATATGAGTTCCACCAACATTTAAAGCAGTGGTTCCAATAAGCATTTGACCATCTGTTAAAATGGTAGCATTTCCCCCTAGTGCTCCAGCGGTAGAAAAGTCTACGTTAAGGCCGAATACGACGTCATTGTCAAAACCTGACACAGATACCTCCTAAAGGCATTTTTACGTTTTTCCATAATTTTAAGTTATTATATATCAACTCGCAAATATATAGGTGGATATGCTGTTCCAATTAATTGTTTTACCCGTTAGGCCTGTAATTTGGATAATTACATCATTACCAGACACAACAATATTCGCATCTGCTGCAGATGTTCCTGCTTCTTCGTTGACGATCTTATCAGGTGTTCCGCATATTACAGCTGTTGTTCCATCTGTTCTTGTTGTACCAAATATAGAATATCCTATACCTAGTGCATCTGTGACGTCAAAAGCTGCTATATTGATGTCAAATGTATAAACACCGGGTGTTGTACCAAGAGAAAAGGTTGTAATAGTTGTAGGCGTGTTGTTGTTTGTGGTTAATTTTGCTTGAATTCTATTTGTTAGCTCGACATAAACAACGTTTCCGTTATCAGGGTCTGCATCCGTTTGAATCCCTTTATCGTTATTTAACGAGGTTTCTCTTCCTAAAAATTGCAATACTCCAGAACCGTTAGGCGTTGCTGTACCAGGTGTTATTGCTGGATCTTCATCGGCAATGTCTGTTTCAATAGATAAAGAAATCGTAGAAGAAGTTACCCCTAATTTTCCTGTGGTATTATCTATAGTGACAACTTGTACTGTTGCGCCTGTAGGTTGGGAATTACCATAAATACCCTGAACGTAAGCTTCGTCAATTCCGTTTACGCCAGTTCCTGTTGTATCACCTATTCTTAAGATATTATTATCACCTGTAACACCTGAAGAGCTTAAAAGTACGTTTGATGATTCCACGCCTGTATAATTCAATCCAGAAATGTAACCAACAATAGTATTGTAGTTACCAGATCCGTTTTGCATGCTGACAGTTCCAACAACAGTGTTGTAAAAACAAGCGCCGGAGTTTTGCATAGTCTGATAACCAATAGCTACGTTATTGTCTCCAGATGTTGGACCATATAACGCATTGGAACCAATTGCGGTATTCTGAGCACCAGTGGTGTTTGAATAAGCCGCAAAACATCCTAATGATGTATTATCATTTGATGCTGTTATACTGAAACAGGATTCATAACCCACAGCAGTATTTCTTGATCCTGTTGCGTTATTTTGTAAGGCTTGTGTTCCTAAACCTGTATTTCCAGATCCTCCATCACATGTTATTAATGAATTGTAACCAACTGCTACGTTATTATTATCAGCCATGCTTGATTGAAGAGCTCCCGATCCAACGGCTGTGTTTCTTTCACCGCTTGAATTTAAAAGAGAATTTACTCCAACAGCTGTGTTATCTATCGGTGTTCCACCATTGTTGGCTTGATAACCTACGGCGGTATTATTATCACCACCATTACAAAAAGTAAGCGCTCCCCATCCAACGGCTGTGTTTCCTATGTCAGATGTTGAGTTTTGTAATGTAAAATACCCGACTGCTGTATTCAACTCCCCGTCTTGTAAAAACTGTGCTGAATTAGCTCCTATAGCAGTATTTCCATTACCTGTTGTCAATGACTGTAAAGCAAATGAACCAAGACCTACTGTATTTGCCCCAGTAATGGCGTTATTTCCAGCACTTAACCCAATTATAGTATTGTTGTTTACTGCATCTGTTACATTAAGAAGAAGCGTCTCAGGTGTTGTAGTGTTATCTCCATAAAACCAAACAGAGCTTCCACAGTTATTTGGAAAGTTTGGATCTGAAAATGCTTGAACGTTAATTGATGTCCCAGAAACCGGAACTCCTTGACCTGTATCAGGATTTAATATTACTCCACTTCCAGCACCACCGCCTGAATTAACAAAAAACTGACTCATTCTTTATTCCTTCTCAACGATATCCGCTGATGTATAGATTTCCTGCTGTACTTGCTGTTCCAAGCCCATAAATATATTGACCTTTTCTACCATTCAACGTCCCTGATCCATAGGCTGAATTACTGGCATGATTTGCTTGCAAATCTATAATTTGCGTTCCTTTTGCAGGCAAATAATCATGAGGAACGATTCCATTGTAGCTCAATGTTATTCCCGTATCACCATCGTTATATAACTTAAGAACTTTTATACTATCTTGGAAACCTTCAGAACCAACTACAGGTTGTTGTGAAGCTGTATTTAACGGCTCAAAAGAACCTGTTAAAGTTGTCATATCAAAAACAGCCATTTCGATACACTGAAAAGTGTCGAGATTCATTATAAAACCTTTCTTGAATGGTTTTTAAGAGGGGTAAAATAGATGTCCTATTTATACCCCTTTAAAGTTAAATTTACTACATTTTAATTAACAATTTCCCACGCAACAACAGACACATCAGAAGCTTGTAAAGCTGTGGCATCAGCTGGTTGAACAGAATTAATAACAAACGAAACCCCTGCGGATGTAGTTCCTATTGTTAAAAACCCTAACGCTGCTGCCCCTGTTGAACCAACACCTTGTCTATATAGTCTAATAATAGATGATGCAGTAACAGAAGTTGTACTAATTGTTGCTGTTCCACCTACTAAAGTAACTGTACCAGCTGAATTTGCTCCTGCTGTTGTTGTAGATGCAACGCTTGAATACACGTCTTTGTTTCCAGCTGTTCCTCTTATAATATTTCCATTTGTTGCGGTAATATTACCAGTTGTTGCCGTAACTCCTGTTCCCGCTGTTACTGTCGTTCCCGCACTAATAGATCCTAATGTTGCGTTGATATTACCAGCTGACGCAACGATGTTTCCTGTTGTTGCGGTTACCCCTGTTCCACCTGTTAAATTAGTGGTAGTAGTCAAAGAACCTGGAGTTGTGATTGCAGAGGGCAAAGAAACTGTTGCTACTCCAGAAGCTGTTATAACTGTAATTTGATTAGTTGTACCAAGTACGGATTGAACATCTCCTGATGAACTACCAAAAACAGTCCAAACCCCAGCTGTTGTTCCTCCTGATGGTTGACCACCACATGAAATATAAAATGTGTGTGTTGTACCTGAAACATAATCCCAAATTGTACCAGATTGATAAACATCACCTGCACCTGGTGCTCTAACCTGATTTCCAATGAAAATAGGTTGTTGTAATATGTCAATTCCCTGATAACCGAGCGGCGAAACCGCACCATTAAAATTCGTCATAATAAAAATCCTTTGTTAAATTTAAGCAACTTTTTGGTAGGGATATCCACCATTCTTAATCAAAGTAAACATAGTTGCTCCAACGGAAGGAACCTTTCCTTTCCACCAACTACCCCACTTATTTTTACCATCAGTTCTTGCAGGAACAGCGCCTCTTCTAAACAACTCAAATATTTGTTTTGGTACTCCAGTGTACTGATAAACTGGTCCATTCTGTTGAGGATAATCCCCTTGAAATTTCACAAAGAGCTTTCCTGAATCTTCATCATAAGCAAACGAATTAACATTCGAACTTGGATATGATTCTTGTAGAGGAGGAACTTCAGTAGGAAGTTGTTCTTCATTCCTTAGCTGTTGAATCCTATTTGCTACATGCTCCATCACCTGAACTAATAATAAACGAAGATCTTGCGATAATGGCTGACCTCTCTCAGCAATGAGCATCATCACATCTCTTAGTGCTTCTTTCAGTTCATTTATTCTCTGTTCGTTCATGTAAATCCGCTTTACATTGTTACATCTTCAAAATTTTATCTAATGCTGCCATCAATTGAGCATCAACATTTGATCCTTGCTGAGGCGCTTGTTGTTGTGGTTGTTGCATCTCTGGTTGCATTTGTTGTTGCATAGGTTGTTGTTGTGTTGCTTGACCTCTATTTCCAAATATTTCTAATATATAATCGATGAAATTCTTGCCCATTTTCTTCTCCAAATCTTTAATCTTCTTTGAAAAAGCAGTAGAAGATTTTAGAATTGCAGCTGCTGCGTCAGGAGATTGACCATTTTGCATAATTCTAGCCAAAGCTTGTGCGATATCATTATGATTAGTCTCGAAATCTTGCAGTGGATCGATTGGTTTTGATTCTTCTTTTATTTCTTCTTTAGGAGAAAATTGATTTCGTAAGAACTCAATACCGTCTTTAAGATCTAATCCTTGAGATTGTCCTTTCTTTAGGAATTCTCCTATCTTAGGATTTATTTTGCTTATTCCTTTAATAGCTAAGTCAAGTGGAATAAATTCGCTAAGAAATGGAGCTATTCTAGATGCAACGCCTGCCCCTATTGCTGTAGTTGCAAGACCAGCTCCTCTTTTCAAGAGCTTATCTGTTGATTTGGCTCTTCCAATCTCGGCTTGTGAAGCTAATTCATCTGGTCGTAGGTTCATTATTTACTTCCCCAAGGTTGAATAAGAATATCACCCCATGTCTTGAAAAGATCAGACTCTCCTTTAGCTATCTCCCTTCTTTGTCTAGGAGATAAAGACATGCTATCCATATTTTGTCTGAGTTCGCTGAAGAATGCTCTTTCATCAAAGAATGGATCTTTTTGTCTCAAATCCCTTGCAATTGCTAAGATGCTGTCGTCTCTTTGAATAAAACTTTCGATATCATTGGCATATTTTCTAGCTCTAACAGGAGCTTTTGCTATATCTTTTTCGGATGATTTGACTTTGTCCATGTAACTTCTAACTGATTTACTTGGAGGAAAAGCAATACTTGCGGCTCCTTGAGGAGACATTCCAAATTTAGAGATCAATGTTTTATAGTATTCTTCTGAATCCCCAGTTTCTTTGAAGATTTTCTGATAAGATTCAAGCTGCTCTCTTGTCTTATTACCTTTAAATAATTTATCTACGAAATCCCTATTGGCTAAGGTATCCAAATCTGACTTGGTTTTTGCTAAATCCAAAGCTTTTTCGGACCATTTATTGGCAATATCTTCAATAGTAGCATCAGGATTTGTTCTTAAATCCTTATACATGCTTCTCATTAGATTATTTCTAGACTCCCCAGTAATATCTTTGAAAACGTCCGTACCTTCTTTCTGAAGTTTCGTTTCGAGCTTCTTATTGAAAACATCATCTAACTTGTTTTGTTGCTCTCTAAAATAATCATCTTGTCTTCTGACAGATTCAGGTTCATTTAGATATCGTTGTTCGTTTTGTTGAGCCAATGCGACTGCTTCTTGAAGAGTCATATTTGGTCTATCTTCCCAAACACGTCCAATTTCTTGCTCAAATCTCTCAGGAGACCATGACTTTCTTGGAACAGCTTCCTGTCTCAGTGGATTTGTTTCTACGATCTGAGGCTGTCCTATCTCTTCTGGTCTTACAATTTCTTGTCTTAACATCTGAGAAGGTTCGTTTCCTTGGGCGCCAATAGAACCAGACTGAAATCTTTCCTCAGGTTGTAAAGATCCTTCTTGTGGAATTTCAGATGATGCGCCTTGAACTCCCCCTCTTTTATTCATAAAAGACTGACGAAGATTCTGTTGTTTTAAAATCTCTGGCATAGCCTGAATTGCTTGAGGAGATATACCTGGAATTGATAACAAACGGGTATATTGTTGCAATGGAGTTAAGTTAGCACTATCTTGCTCAAACTGCTGAAGTCCTTCCTTAAGTCTATATCTTTCAATTTCCTTTGGAAGTTGTTCAGATAATCCTTTTCCCACTCCAGAACCAATTCTTCCGAGTGTGCTTCCTGGACTAACTTTAAATGATCCTGATTTAACCATTAGTATCCCCCAAAGTTAGGAAGTTGGCCAAATGAACCTTTATATCCAGAAGGTTGGGATGTGAATGATCCTGTTTGAGGAGCAGATGGATTTTGATCTCCATATGGTGATGATTTGAATAAACTACCTAATCCTCCACCAATTGCTCCACCTACTGGTCCACCAACTGCTGTTCCTATTGCAGTTCCAACTGCTGGGGCAATATTACTTAAAAATCCTTCAGTACCAGGAGATGTTTGCTGATAAGTTGTATGAGGCTGCAATCCTTGAGCTCCAATATTGCTAAGACCTTGAGCTGCATTGAATCTTAATTGCTGTCTCATTGCAGCTAATCTTTCACTCAAATCTGTTCCAGCATTTACAGCTGCATTTCTAAATCCGCTAGATGAAAGAGCTCCTGACCCCATTCCAGCGAATTGCTCGGCAAGGTCCGGTATAGTCTGCTCATGAAATTGACGCAGTTCAGGAGCATACAAAGATTGTAATGCATTAGGATCGTTAGAAAGGATGTCTCTGTAAAAATCAGCAGAATCTCCAAATGCACCTCCAGCGCCTCTTCTTCTTCCTGCTCTTTCTAACTGTTTTTGTCCCCTCATTTGACTAGGAGTTAAATTTGAAACTTGTTCATATTGTGCAGGAGTTCCAGAAATAAAATCATTTGCACCTGAAAAAATATTACTTCCAAAATCTAAAATTGAATCTAAAAAACCCATTTTACACCTCTTCAATAAATTCGATTACTACATAGCTACGCTTAAATTTGCTCACATCCGCATCCGAAACTATGATGATATTTGTTCCATCCATATAAAGTTGAATCGATCCTGTTGGACTTAAAGCCTCAACAAATGGTAGAGGAATAAACACAGGACCCCCTGCACTTTGAGGCTGGCTTGCTGCTCCATATATTTGAACTAATGTAAAGTTTTCAGTAACATTTATTCCATGAGGGATAAGCTTAGGTGTTCCAGGAACAGATGGTAAAATCCCTGTATCAATAACTTTTCTAAAAATTGTTCTGTATTGAGGTGCAGTTCCTTGGGTTACCGCTGCTGTTGCAGATGGTATAAATTGTTTTCCGCTTAACAACTCTTCATCTAAAAACCATCCAATTTCACGTATATTAACCGCGTTTGAGATTTTTTTAAGTTGTTCAACAAAAAATTGTCTAGCTTCTTCCCATTTTTCAGGACATGTATCGTATACAGGCAAATAACTTTCAAATATCTGTGAATTATTACTCATACTTGAATCCTTAAAAATTCTAGCGTCCAATAAACGTTATCAGCAGCATTTCCAGAAATATTTGATACCTGTAAAATAAAACTATTAGTTTTAGTTGTTAGATTAGATGTGCTGCCAGATTGAGCAATAAAAAAATATGGAGTTCCTGTATCTACCTGAAACCACATGTTAGCAGTTGTTATATATTGCCTTGCCAAGGTAGTTGACATATTTCCTACTGTTAATCTAGCAAAACATCTTGTTATACCTGTAAAATTAAAGATATTTATTGTTTCTCCAGATGCCATTGTTATGGCAGCTTCAGGTGACTGAATTGAAGTCAATGGTGTTGAAACCTGGTTTCCTTCTATAGTTCGATCTTTTCCTTTTGAATACTGCAATAAACCAAGATTTGTAGTTGTTTCATCCAATCCATAAATAGATGGATAGGTTGCTCCTGATGGATGAGTCGTTCTGTTTGGAGTCGTTACTTGTTTATGATATCCGCTAGGTGGTAAAGCTAATGAAAATCCGTAATGATCAACACCAAAACGCTCATCTAAAGCATTGCAATTATCTTGCAATATCCCTTGACTGGCTGATAGCAATTGGTTTGCTTGTGGTGTGTTTAATGTGTAATCTGTCATTTTCTAACCTATATTTGTATATTTAATTGGCGACCAGCTTTTCTAACCCACATGATTTGACAGTCAATTTGAACATCTTGTTGTTGTTCGTCTCCATTTAATTGAGCATTAGAAAGCGTAAATTGTGTTGTGATAAAAGAAGATCTTGTAGCGCAATAAATACGTTGCCAATTTTTGGTTGAACCCCTCTCTAATTTAACCCCATTATATGATGGGTTTGTCGTATCAATTATAGAGTTGAAAAATGTGTCTGCTGCATTTGTAGCTTCATTATAATTCTTTGGGTAAGTATTTAATGGATCTTGCTCGTTATAGTCTCCGTAAACATTCATTGTAATAGCTCCGGAGTCCGTTACATTCATTAATATATCAATATATCCAAGCTGTATGTTTTCGCCTTCATCAAGAAAGTTAAATTTTTTACTTTGAATTTTAAATCCATCTCTAACTCTAATGACTCCACCACCTATAAATGTTCCTCCAGGAAATGGAACAGCCACATCAAAGTCTTGTGTTACTGTGCTAAACGTATAAATTTTAAAAGTATTTGAATCAATCCTTTCCACTCCATAAATTTGATCATCAAATGCTGTAAATGGATCTGATAAATTGGATAATTGTATGACTTGATCCGAGGCTAAATTATGATCTGGACTAGTAATTAATGTTGTCCCACCAGATGAAGTAATATTTGAAATGTAAAGTGTTGGATCGTTACTCACAAGCTGATCTAATATTTCAATAAAACCTTGTTGATTACCTGCAACAATGTACGGAAATAAAGCTGGGACTCCAGTCCATGGAAAATTAGATTTATTCCATGTCGAATTTCCTTGTGCCCATGTTATACCTGTGACGCTTTGAAAATTTCCGTAGTATGTAAAACTATCTTGGAATGTTGCCCATGAATCATTTTCGTAATTATACACCAACCTTCTATTTGGAAATTTAGGAGTATATCCCTCTACAGTAATAGGATATGACCAATAAGCTAATCTTTGCTGAAAATCTCTTATTCCAACTACTCGATCGTTTCCGTTATTCTGATTTTCTATAGAAAACACAAGATCTGGTATCTTAACATCTATAGGTGCGCTTTTAAATGAATCGCACTCGACTATAGCTTTATCTCCAAATCCCACTAATGATGTGTCAAATTGTACTGCACTAAACGTGCTTTCTGTTCCCAATTCAGCATTTACCATTTCAATTTGAAAAGGAGCAATAGACCTTCCTGTATATCTCAATTGCCAGGTGCTTCTTTCGCAATAAATGACTATATTATCTCTAACCATCCCAACGGAAATAATATCCTGATTTGTTGGGATATCAAGAAATCCACCTTGACCTCTTAAATCGTCTTTCCATGCGTTTGCAGTCAATGGATTACCAATAGCCGACCATCTAATTCTTTGCCTTCTTTGGACGGCAACGGTTGTGTTTATATTATTTGTGGTTCCTTCATATGTGTTGAAAGCAAGCAGTCTATTTCTGAATGGCAGTAAAGCTAATGCTTGGTTCAAGAACAAATTGCCAGCTACATTTAGTGTAGGTGCAAAATCTGTCCAAGTAGTTCCATCCGTGTATCTAATTGGATCACCTGGTCTAGATGTTGCAACGTCTCCTAGATTAAAATTGGTCACCCAACACAACTTTACATTTGATGCGCTAACCCAATAATTTGTACCCCAAAATAATTGATAATCGGTTCCGTTCCATGTGGTTCCTGAAATATATTCACTAAAAGTAGTTCCGCTATATCTATAAGCGTATTTTGTATCAAAAAAAATTGTTTCTTCATCATTTTTAGAGTTAATTTCTCTATTTATGATACCGCACACAGGAAGGTTAGGGTAATAGCTATAAGAAATGTTAATGTTTGATGCTGCTGCAAGTGGGTCAATATTCCACGCCAGATTTAAATCTCCGGAAATATAATTTATTGTACTTGAAATGTCTATATTTCCTGTTCCCAATATATTTCCAAAACCGTCATCTGTTCCAGTTCCTTGATTATTTGCATTTCCTCCGGTAATATTTATTGAAACACTTCCAGGCACTATTTGGCCATTTCCAGGAACTACAGGCGGAGTGGTTGTAGAAAATAGATTTACCACCTGAGAACTTACTGAAAGAGTTGTTGTTGCTGCAACGTAGCTAGCAATTAATTTTGTTAATCGACCTAAAAGTCTACACCCTTTCTTTCTTTTAATTCTTTCCCTCCAAACAAAAGCATTTAATAGCAAGGGATAGGCGTCATTTGGAAGAAGAAATTCTTCTCTTGACTCAACTAGCCCTGTACTGTTGCCCGCTATCTTGATTGGTTGGTATTTAGCCATTACTGTTCTCTATTTCTTTTTAGATGGTACTTTAAGGCCTTTCTTACGCGCTTCAGAAAGAGCTATTGCAATCGCTTGTTTTTCTGGTTTTCCAGCATGTCTTTCAATGGAAATATTTTCACCAATAACTTTTTTTGATTTGCCTTTTTTTAATGGCATGTGTTAAACTCCTTATTATGGAAAATGAATTTAAAAAATGTAAAGTTTGCGGAATTGTAAAATGTTTCTTGGATTTTACAAAATCTGAAAAATATCGACTTAATACATGTAAAAAATGTTCTTACGAAAATCAAAAAAAACGATTGAAATCTCCAGAAAACATAAAAAAAATTGAGGAAAAAAACAAACTTACTGGAAATAAATCTTGTATAACTTGTAATGAAATCAAGGATTTTTCTTTTTATCATAAAAATCCTTCTATGAAAAAAGGAATTTCTAACGAATGTAAAAAATGCAGTCATAAAAGACTTCAAGAAGCTCGAGCAAAAACGGATTACAAAGAGCGTTTTAAAGTTTACAACAGAAGAAGTTGTCTTAAATCTCGTTACGGGATTGATGATAAAGATTTCGATAAAATGGTTAAAAATCAAAATAATCGATGTCTTATTTGTAATGAAGAACCAAAAAAAGAAAAAGCTTTTCAAACTTGGAATTTGCATGTTGATCATTGTCACAAAACAGGTAAAGTCAGAGGACTTTTGTGTCATCTTTGTAATAGAGGAATAGGTCTTTTCCGTGAAAGACACGATCTTTTGCTTAAAGCTTTTGAATACGTTAAATCTCATGATTAACTTTTCTTTTCTGCTTTCTTAGATTCTTTAGCCATTTTTAACCTCCGTAAGGATTTCCCCAACCTTGGTTCCACCCTAAATTTTGTGTTGTTGCAGTAAAAATTGTATTATTGCGCTGTCCTATCTCCTCTGTAGCCTGTCTTTCTAAAACAAGCGCTTCTTGACGTTTGAAACCTTCCATTAGATTATCTATACTGTCTTGATCTTGACGTTCTCTTGCCAACTCGATCGCTGCGCCATAACTAATATATTGCCAGAATTGCAATAGAATTGGGTTATCAGTAATCTGTAAAAACTGCACAGGAGTCAAGTAGGTTTCAACCTCAATTTTATGTACAAGCTTAGGAATTGGCCTAATCTCAAAGTAATTATTCCAAAATAATAAAGAATATGGACGCCCTGTTTGGTACTGTGAAACAAACAAATTAAACTCAGAACCGCTAGCAGGGACAACATTAGCTAAAGAAAAGTCAATAATGAATACACCTGTAACATAATCTACACTTCCTACTCTAGTCTGCTGCTCATCGCCTGGTCCTAATTCTCCAGTTGCAGGAGCATTATTTAGGTTTTTCATACCAGAAACATTGGTTGTTATCGATGGGTTTGATACTTGAGGAACTGGAGATTGATAATAAAGATTGCCTTCACCATCATCTGCTATTCTTATTGCAGACCCACCAACAGCTAAACCTCCAAATGTTACGTTTCCTGGAAGGAATGGAACCGTTGGACATGTAAATGTAATTAAAATATTGGAAGAATTTGTTGTTCCATCACCTACAAAAGGTTTAGACAATGTAGGAAATCTAGGCCACATTCTATAAAAGTCATTACGATCTTTAAAAAATGTTCCATTAATTCCATCTACATATACTGGTGCTCTTATGCCCTGATTAAAATTAACATTTAAAGGATACTTTCCTTGGTATGGAGATGTATAAAACGTGTAGACGCTCCTCATCTGATCAAGTTTTATTCCATACGGAAAGTCATTTTGATAAAATGTATTGATAGCTTGATCGATTGTGTAATTAGTTAATTGCTGCTCAGATGGAGAAGCAATAAGCCTACGCACTTTTAACCTTATAGCATTTAATGTTGAATCAGGAGGAGCTATTGTCATAAATACCTTATTTTTAGAAGCTTATAGGTACGATCTCGTGAATACGAAGCGGGCTCTGGTCTTTAGTCATCACTTTATCATCAATAACCCTATCCGCTCTTTGAGCTAATCCTTTGTGTTCGTTTATTTCATCCACAAAACCTTTTGGTAAATCATATGTTTTACCTGGAATCAGATGGTAAATCTGAATTGGATCTCCAGCATATCTCATGTACGGTTTATCTAGTCTTTCATGCATTCCTCGATGGTTAATATATCTACCCTTAACCATACGGCTATCTTCTTTCTTTTGCTTTTCTGCTTTAGATTTCATTTCTGGTTTCATTGAAGCAAAACCATCATCTGCTACAGAATTAGGAAGTGTGTTAATCAATCCATGTTCCTCGCCGCTTTCTGTTACCATTACGATTTGTGCCATATTTTTCTCCGTGTTTAATTGCCCGTATTGTTCAAATTTTGAAATGGGACTCGTTGAGTATTATTATTTATCTCCAGGTTTCTAGAACCTGCAGGACTTAAAGAAGCTGGTTTTTCTACTGCGCTCAATGTTGGAGGAATTGTAAAAACATCAAAGTATGTTGAGTCAATAGCTACAGTGAAATCTAATCCATTAATGTTTGTTATTTCCCCCGTTAATCCATTTGCCTGTGTCATTCCATAGTTTTTGGGGACTGTAAATCTTACCAATTGCCCAACAACATATGAATTGACAGGTGAATCAATTATAGTCACAACCATTTGATAAGCGTTAGTCATATTGGAAATAAGCAATGCTCCAGGAATGACTAAAGTTCCTGGTAAATACGTGTTTGCGTTAGGCATTTTTACCTATAAAATGGGTAAGACTCTAAAGCCTTACCCTTATTAAAATTATATTCAGTCTACTACGTTTCCATTTTGAACGCTTGGTAAACTACAACATCATTATCTGAACCACCAGGAGAATGAATTCCAGACGGGAGAAACATAAAAGGAACAAATTGCCCGGTATGAAACGGCTGCTTTTGGAATTCATAACCTGTTTGAACCAATGTGATAGGATCAAAGCTAGTTTGAGCACCTGCTGGAGCCAATGTAGCAAATAATTGTGCTGTTGGCGACAATGCACTTGCTGGGAATGTAAACGGTGTAAAGGAAGAACAATCAATATCAACAACCATGTTATAGGCTGCAACAAAGTTTGTTAAACCTGTATTAGATACATTTAAAGCAACAATTGTGCCAGTCAAACCGCTCATTTCAGACATTCCAAATGATGTAGGAACGCTAAAATGAACTTTCATACCAACAACGTAGTATGCTGAAGGGTCTACAGATACAGAAACAACGCTTTTTCCAACGTATGGTGTTGTCAAGCTTCCTGCATTTGAGATACCAGTAATGTATAAATATTCTGGATCTACAGCAGCGTATTTTGACACACGTCTTGTGTTACCAGCTGTTGCAGCTGCAAGACCGTTTTGAGATGTGTTTGGCAAACCTAATAAAGTATAACCTGAACCTGAAGAAGAAGAAATTTGAAATACCATACCACCGATTGTTAAATCACCAGTTGTATTGTAAATTCTTACTAGATCTCCATCAGAATATGTATTTGTTTGAGTTACAACAGCAGGGTTAGCAGCTGTAATTCCTGTGATTGCATTAGCTGCTTGAGCTTCTACAATAGGAGGTGTTTCAACATACGTAAACCCACCTGATGAAACTTGTGTCAAGTTCATTGCATTTGTTGAGTTTGTTTTTAACCACTCAATAGCAGCTCCAGCAGGCGTTAGATTCTTATACCATTCAAACATCACGCCACGACCAGTTGCCTGCGTAGTAGCTAATTGAGTAAGGTTTTGTACTCTAAAATAATCTGCTGAGCTTGGCAAAGGAATCCTCTTGCTAGACGCAGTAGATCCTTGGGTAAAACGACCCTGAGTAACGATAGTAAAAGCCATGATCTTACTCCTAGTTTAGGGTTGCTGTTACGTTTAAGCCACTAATCCAGTTTTGATTTGTAATCGCACGAGCGATCGCAAACTTAGTATACAACTGGCTATTTTGCGCCACTGATGACACAACATAAGGAGGACGGTAACCAAGAATTGCGGTATATCCGTTCTGCTCAATTTTTGCTGCTGCTTCAAGACCGTACATAGGAATAGTGTAAACTGTATTTCCTGCTAAAGAAGCTCCTGGAATCTTTGCAGCTTTAGAAGAAACAAAGAAACGGAATCGGCTAATAGAGCAATATTCTTCTGGTCTCAAACCTTCTTGATGAGGGTATGAGTTTTTGAGAACAACCCCATTCACGTTTTGCAAATCAGAAGTAATATCTGTATTTGCAAGCGCAATAAAAGCATCACGTGTTGGGCTTGTACCAAACTTATCCATAGCTTCATTAACTGCAAGCATTGTACGAGCATCGTTACCCAAAAGGATTCGTTCGATGTTGTTAACGCTTGCACGGTTAATGTTACTTGGTTGATCTCCGTTACCACCACCAACAGCGTTGATATAGGAAACTGAAGATGCATACAAGTCTCTCATCAATAGATCTTCTTTTTCTCTTAACCACTGACCTAACAAAGCAGTGAACTTTGTTAAAACTTTGTCGTTTTCGTAGAGCGTAACCAGCTCATTTATCACAACAGTTTTAGCATAAACCTCCATCGTAGCATCGATATCAGTACGAACTACAACTTCAGGAGCTGGATCAATACCCGAACCGTCAAGTTGTCCGCCTTCAGTTGAAAGACGCTCATAACGAGACATGCGAGTTGTTTTACCAATGTGTGCATCAGCAAAATGGAGATCGCAACCAAAACTATGAATTAAGTTAAATTGTGGTGTAGATAATAGGTCTTCCGAAAACTGCAACGGCAGCTCTGGAGCCATATTGTTTATGTTTGTGATTCCTTGGGCCATGAAGGCACCTCCTATCTTTATGTGGTTATCCGTTTTATCCCTGGCGAAAGGACATTACAGCCACACTGACGAGGTGCAATACAGTCTAGATTTATGGGCTAGCGAAGCCAGTAACTACAGCTAGATTCAAGATATGTATTATTTGAATTTAAATCAAAACAAAAAAACCTCTCTTATATAGAAAGGTTTAAGTCAATGTAAAGCGCTTTACATCAGCTATTACCCAGGAGTTTTCATGATTCTTTGCATTCTTTCCCAATTCTTTTGTCTTGTTGAATCATTTAACATTTTCGGTGCCTGATCTCCTGATTGAGTCATTCCAGGTCTTGACATTGCTACTGGTTTTGATAAATTAGCCTCTATCTTTCTGCTTTCTTTAGCTGAATCTTTATTAGGAATAAACCTTTTTAAAGCTTTGTATATTCCAGCCCATTTATCATACCCTTCTGGCATATGCTTATAAGGCTCGGCAACTTCTGGATAATGATATTCAAGGTAATCTAGATTTTCAGGAGTACAAATCGTATCTATGTCAGAAAAGTTTTTTCTTAACATTTGAGGATATTCTCGTTGTTCCTGGGCTTTTCTTTCTTTATCGTAACGATCTCTTTCTTTTTTTAAAGCTTCTTGAACTCTTTTTTCAATTATATCTTCTTCTGTTTCTTCTTTTTCATATTCTTGACGGGTAGGTTTTTGCATCAATGCAGCCATAGCAGCCTTTAAGGCTTCAGCTTCTTTTGCTTTTTCTATAGCTATTCTTTCCGCTTCTTCTTTGGCTTTTCGTTGAGCTTCTTTCTCTTGTCTAAACCTTCTCCAATTAATTTCTTCAGGATTTTCTTGAACCTCTTGCGCCTGTATAGGTTCTTGTGGTATAGGATTTTCTTTAATTTGAGTTTCTATATTTTCATCTGACATTGTGTACCTATTATGAATGAAGTTAATGAAGTTATTGTAAGAAAAGATTTAATAAAAAAAGAATTTGAAAGATATGAAAAAGTAATGAAATTTTTAGAATGTGATGTTCCTATACAAGTTTTATGTCTTCCTAAAGTAATTGAAAAATGCCTAATTAAGGCGGGCTGTCTTCGTGTCTTCGATATGATTGATCGAGACCTTAGTAAAATCAAAGGGTTGGGAGAAGTCCGCAGGACATTCCTTCGCGCCAGACTTAATGAGTTTTTCCCTATTGGCTTTTAAAAACTCTATTTCTGATAAATGAGAAAAGTTATTTTCTTTTCTAATATGTTCCCAGAATTCTCCTTTAAAAAAAGCGTCACACCAAGCTTTTGTGTTTCTCCATTTTTTTTCTACAAAAGGCGTTTCAGAAATCATGGCCATTTGTGCAGCATTTGGAAGACTCCAAAGCCTTTTAAGTTTTCCTGTAATTTTGTTATACAGAAAACACATTTGCTCAGGTCTTGGTGATGGTAAGTATAAAAAAGCAGCGTATTTATGTCTTCTAATCCCTTTTATTAAAGGGTCTGAGGCTACAAATAGACAAACAAAATATTCAGGTTCATCAAATATTTGATGATGTCTCAATGCGCATTCGATGATATTTGGCATAACATCATCGGTTAACGCATAACCTAACTCTAATGGATCATAAACGTGGGAGTCGCTACGGGCTTTTAGGGATAGCTCTCCCGCGGTTTTTCTTTTGCTCATTAAGTATCCGTTTCGTTCACTGGAATATAATTTTTATATCTATCTTTAGAAGGCATAGGATCAAAATCACCACCCATGACTTGATTAGCACGATTTTTACCTTTTTCAGGAGTATACTTAATCTCCCAATGCTCATTCTTTGATTGATAAGGTTTTCCAGTTCTTTTATATCCAGAATGTTTTTCAGGACTTTTTACCATAAAATTACCTTAATATTTCATTCTGTTTTTTTTAACGAAATTTGCAAGTCCGTCATTTGCTTTTTTATATTCTTCTGCAGCTCCAAACTCAGACGCATATCTACCGCCGGCGCTTTCTAAGCCTTGGTATGTATGTTCAAAATGGGTTTTCGGCATTGTAGGTGATTTCATTCCACCTTTAACTTCTTTTTTCATAAACTAACTCCTTGTAATTGACTGGGCTTAATTGCCTGTTGCTGATTTGCTATTTTAACAGCGCTTGCTAGTTCAAACGCATTCTTAAATTGATTATATTGCATATCTTCTAGACCTATCATCATTTTCACAAGATCTAAATCAGATTGCATATTTTTTCTTTCTGCTGAAGCTTCCAAATCATCAATTTTGGCTATTTCGTTATTTGCTTTAGCTTGTGTAAGCATAATATTGGCTTGATCTTTTTTCATTTGAATTTGCGCTTGAGCTTGTGCTTGCTCTTGTTGAGCTTGCGCCTCTTCTTGCATGTCCTGAATAACTTGCTTTTTATTTGTAATCATTGCAGCATTAATAATTGTTTTATTAGAAATTGGAATTCCAATCTCTTTAAAGTAAAGAAGTTGCTGCAACTCTGTTTGTCTTTGCGTTGCAGTGTAATTGCCTTCTTCAACTTCAATAGAATATTTTTGGCTATAATTAGAAAAAAATTTAGGGTGTGGATCATGCCCTAAAATGTTTTTTACTTTTCCTTTTGAAAAGTTTTTTCTAATAGCTTGCAAGCGAATAGCTCCATACAATCTTTGAGAATAATCTGCCTTATCAAAAATTGATTGCAATGTCGTAAGACCAGCTGATTGCCTAAGCATTGATAAAATACCTGCTTTGTCATCATCTGCTGATCCCAAAAGTTCTTCATTTACACCTGATATTTTTGTAATATCATCAGAAAGTATTTTAGAAAGCTCTATCATGCTTGCAGGTATATTTGGAGCTTCTATTCTTTGAATTTCATTAGCAGATCTTCCGGCTTTTAATGGAATAACAAAACCTTGTCCCGATTGTCTAAACGCTTTAGGATCTACAACAGCATCAACGGGATATATCCAACCAGAATTAATTTGTGATTGCATAATATCTAATTCAATAACTTTTCGTAAGTTATAAAGATACTGGGAATCTCTTAGATTCCTAACCATCCCCATAATACGCCATTGATAAGACTGTATATCAGGCTCATGATAACAAACCATTGGAACCATTGGATACGTGTCTAAATGAAGAAGATTATCGCCATGATACATCGTTTTACCACCGATATCAATCATTAGCTTGACCGTTGGAATCTGCATTTTTTTAACAACAAGCCATGGTTGCTGTCTTAAAATCATCTCCATTTCGCCATCAATTTCTTCTCTGTCTTTTTCCCATTCTGTTGATTCTCCAGAAATAGGATCAATAATCATTGTTGCTTCACGAGTGCTTCTGTAATGTATTTCGTCGTAAGTATACAGTCTATTAGTATCTAAATTTAGAAGTTCTGCTTGCAATGGAAATTTTCCGTCTTTCATTCCTGATGGATTCATCTTATCTATTTCTTTTTCTCTTCCAGGAAGCAATGCTTTTGCAGCATTTTTATTTACCCATCTTCGACGCCAAATAAATTGACAATCTGAGAAATCCATTTTACGCCAATATGGATCTATTAGGAAATTGTTGTAAGCAACCTGATCTGTAAATAAATCACCGGAAATAGGGTCGAGAGTGTAATCTGGGTACAAATGAAGCAAAGAAAGACCGGTATCAAGAGCCCCTTCAAAATCTTGTGAGAAATACTCTTGAAATCCATCACGATTTTCACACCATTTTATTGCTGTGTTATAATCATCACATAAATCATCATCCTGAAACTGTGGAAGGGTAATTGTGGATTTTCGATGCTTTCTTTGATAACCAGCCACCATATTTATATGGCGCCGAATTAAATTAAAAAACCATCTTCTAGAATTTTGGTATTGATTATCCCCGTAAACCATTGTGTAAAGGGATTGATCACCCACTTTATATCTTTTATCGATAGACCCTTGTTGCCAATAGGATGCATTAGCAGGATAAGCGTATTGATAGAAGTGATCCTTCATCTGCTGTAAGTTTTTTGCGCTTACTTCGCTAGGATCAATGTAGCCTGATGCCTGATTGTCATATGAACCCATTCGAGACCCCGAATAAAAGAAAATTCACTATAGAGAATTCTTTAAGAGTTGTCTAGTGAAGATTTATGAATCACGAAAGAATTCGTTTATTTTTATCTGTTAAAAATAAAATTTGTAATATAGATTTATTTTAAATATTAAACCCAGATTGATAATCATTGTTTGGATCACAGTAAAAATCTCTTTGGAATGAATCGTCACCAAATATTTTTCTATGAAGTTGGTCATAACTCAATTCTTCATCTGGATGACTTAAATTTCCTGACTTGAACGCAGAAGCAATCAAATAACGAACAGAATCCACAGCGTGGTCTAAATGTTTTATGGGTTTATCCTCACCTCTTTCACTTGCCTTATGATCCCATGCATAACCGTAAATCTGTTCTATAACATTTTTACATGATTTTCTAATAACAAGGTTTTTATTTGCAATGAATTTGCTCATCGTTTTTATTCCAAATAAAACATCATTATTAGCGTCTATAACAGGCAAATCCCTATTTCTCAATTCTAGCTTTATTGATGCTGCTGCTGGATCAACATATAAAGCTCGAATTGGTTTATATGAAATGAATGATTTGATATCATCTGCAAGTTCAGCATCTGTTTTTGCTCTTCCAGATTTTTCAGAATCATAATAATACTCGTCTTCGATTCGTATTTGAGGCCATTGCTTTGGAGAAACCGCAGCAATATGACATGCTGTGGGATTAGTGGTTCCGTAATCCATTCCTGCAACCCAATAAGTAGGATTATGTAAATCTTTATCAAAGATATTATCCTCATCAAAATCAGCAAACACCATTCCAGTTGCAGCGCACCACTCACCTAAAATAAATCGTTTATAATATGCACCTTGATATTCTTTTTTTAGATTTTCTACATATTTTGGGTCTAATGCTGGATTGTCTTCTAAAAGAAAATTCCAATACATCAAATCTAATTCTTTTGATCTGTCTATATATTGCTTTTTCAACCAATGTGCGGGTGATTCAGGGTTGCATGTTCCAAATAATTGAGCTCCTTTTATACTAATACGAGAAAGCAACATTTTCCAAAAAGGTTCTGGTATACATGTTATCTCATCAACATATGCAAAAGCTAGCGTACTGCCCTGAATTTTTCTAACGCTTGATTCATCATGAGCACCAACGAAATAGATTGTACGACCGTATAAAATGGTTTGCATTGTCTTAGAAGAAGGCAAAGGAAATCCAAGTATCTTATATAATGTAGGTAACACGTTTCTTTGTATAGAGTCTCTCGAAACTCCAATGATCATCCCATCACCTTTTGGGCCTGATCTTAGAAAATCTATCATTTTATAAATGCTACTAAACGTCTTCCCGCTCCGTACTGCCCCGCACCAAATGTTAAGCCTCTTGTTGGCTTGGTAAATACTCAATTCCTGTTTTGGACTCATCTAACATCCTTTTGAGTTCTGCGTTTTCAGCCTTAAGTTTAGCTATGTCGATTGTCTGTGTTATAATAGCTTCTTGAGTTGATTCAATTTGTTTTGGTGTATCAATTTGATCTAAACGATTTTTACCCAACCAGATTAACATCATATTATCGCCCTTCTTTGTTAAACCAATTGATTTAGCAAATTGTTGAGCTCTAATTAAAGCTTCGCCTTTTGATCTTTTTTTTGCGGAATATTCTGAAAACAGCATTCCTGTTTCTCTTAAAACACGATCATATAATGTATCGTGGTGAACGCCAAAATAACCGGCGATTTCAGTTCCTTTACATCCCGCAATTAAAAGATCGTCAACTTCGTTCATGTCGATTGGAATTTCTTTTTTAGTTGGACTACCTTTATACATTATCGAACTTCCATATTTTTTAATAAAAATTCAATATAAAGAATTATTTAAGAGTTGTCCAGTGAAGATTTAAGTTTTTTTTGGTAAATCTGGCAAAGGCATCCAGTGTGTGACTTCAGGAAACCCAGATATACATGTATTTAAATAATGTCCATGTGCATGCCAAGTCTCAGATGAAAATATCATTTTTTGCCCTTCATAAGCCTCGGGATCTCTATCAATATGATACTCTGATTCATAGTAGCCGACGGAAATACTTTCTCCGTTTGTGATTAAAACATCATCTGATTGTTCACCATTTGAATTTGGGTCAATCGGTAATTTATCCTTGACGCTTATCCAATTCATTTCTTTGCCTTATTTCTTTCTTTGATAACACAAAGTCTACCATTAAAATAAGGTTTGGTACAATGAAATCATAAATCATTTACAGAAAAACAATAAATTGTGCATATATTGTAATATGAAAGAACAAGATTTAGGTAGAATAGGCAAGCTTTCTCGATCGCGATTAGCTGAAGTTAATTTGTACTCGATGACGTCGATTTGCTCATTTTTTATCCATTCTAAGTTTATATATTTCTTTTCCTAATTCATCAATCATTTCTCCCACATATTGAATTTTTTCCATCAATTTCTCTACTTGAGATTGAACATCATCATTTATCAATCTAAATATTAAATATGCGTGTGCATCTCCATCATTTCCTTCTAATCCTGAGTATTTTATATCAATTAATTCATATTGACTTTCTCTTTTTTTTATTTCACAAGATATTTTGTCGCATAAATCATTTATATAATATGTATTTAAATGACAAAATATTAATCTTTTCATTTTTTCATTCATATTTGCCCATAAGATCTTCGCTTACACCACTAATATCTTCTATATTTTTAAGAAAATCATTATAGCTATACGGTAATCCTAAAACATTTCCTTCATCATCTGTATCAACAAATATCTTATCATCTAACGAGAATGGTAATTCTGTTGGGATTATACTTAGTATTTCTTCATTCATAATTTTTACCTAAATAATATTCGGTATCTTCTTAAAGATCTGGAAATATAGGCTTATGCTCAAACCAATATTTCTTATTCATTGAATAAGGCCCGTCGCATTGGTGTTCAACTAAACAAATATCTGTTAAATTTAAATCTTTACATTCTTTAGTCATATGAGCTGCATATGCTAAATAGAAATCTTCTATAATTCTATCTCGAGTTTCTATAATTTGTCTTACGTAAGATTCTGCTAATTGTTCAAATGATTTATCTTCCACAAAACCTCCTGAAACTAATTCCACTGGCATCTCTTCATAAAATCTGTATCAATCATCACTTCCCCTTATAATCCGTCTCGTAAAACCCACTTCCTTTGAAGTGTAGTCCAATTCCTGCGCTTATACATTTCATCATGATTTCACCACATTTTTCGCATGATATATTAAATGTTTCAAATGGCTTATGAAATTGCTCAGATATTTTAGCACAGGTTAAGCACTTGTAATCATAATGGGGCATTATTTCACTTCCTGATTGCAGTCAAAAACGAATATACCTATTCTCTTCCACATCTCTATTGATTTTGGGTCGCTATCGAACACAAAATCTATATAATCTTTTCTATAGTAAATATTTTGTTTTTCATCTTCTTTAGGTGCTTCAAGTTTTGGCCACATTGATTCTATGTATTCATTAAGCCATTTCTCTTTGAGTTCATCATCAGGGGTGTAGTCTCCAATAGGACGCATTTTTAATTGATGTGATTCAAAACACAATAAATTTTTATCTAACCACTCTTCTGTTTTTTTTCTTACCGATTCGCATCTTCCAGACCAAATTTGATTTTTCCCACCCAAAGATATTTGGTCATTCCATATTCTAATAACCGATTCAATGGGAATGTCTTTATCACACGCCTCGTAAAATGATTTCCAATCAGGTTTCCATTTTCTACCATCGGAATATTCAAATTCCATTATCTGCCCATCGTGTCTGTATTTATCCATATCAACAAAATGCCGTCTATGCTCGCAGTCTGCTAATGTTCCGTCTAAGTTAAATATGATCATTTCTCCCCCTTATTCTTTTCCTCGATAGCGCAAAGCCTACCGTGAAAATCACGTGTTTCCTTAAGCATAGCATCTTTTTGACAGTGATGCATTTCAACTCTCTTGTTTTACCGGATAACTCAATTCATCGTTATATTTTGTCTTTTATTCTTTCCATCCAAAGCAAATATTAGATCCGAAATTCCACTTACCTTTTGACATCCATTTATCTAAAGTTGCATATCCCTGCTTAGGATTATTTATCATACCTAATTTTACCATGTCTATAATGACGTCATTAGCAAATCTTCCTTTTTCATTGTCAATTTCATTCCATAGGTAATCTTCTACGATCTTTTGCATATCATATCTTTAATGAAATGACCAATAAACGAGCCAATCGTAGTAAGTATAATAATCTCCCAATATTCCATATTCATAAATCAATCGGTTTGTCTGGTAAAGGCATCCAATGAGTTACATCTGACAATCTCCAAGATCTATCAATATTTGAAAACATCGGCATTTTCTT